AGAAGTTCGATTCTTTTAGGCAGCTTTGGTTTTTTGGAACCGGGCATGATAAGTAAAGGATACATGTCACATGGGCGTTGTAGCCCATTATACTCGCGCTTGGAGCTTTGTGGCTGGTCGGTACAGTCAGCGAGGATAAACTAGTGTTTGATGATTAAAAGGAGAACTATATGGCAACGAAAAAGAATTCTGCTCCTACTCGTAAGCCTATAGCTGAGATTAGAGCGGAAAACGAAAAGCTATTAAAAATACTTGAAACAGGTTGTCGATGTGCAATGTGTGGAAAAGTAAAGGATCAAGAAACTAAGTTTTATTATGATACAGACCCTATAATGGGAGGATCTTCATTTAGTCGCATATGTAGGGATTGTGCAAAAGCAATTGCTTGTCGCAGAGATAAAAATGGTGAAGATCACGAGCCTACAAAAGATTCTGTAAAATTGGCTCTTCTGTATCTGAATAAGCCATTTTTAGAATCAGTTTGGAATTCAAGCATACAAGAATCAGAAAATCTTGTTACTGGAAGACAAAAAAGTAATGTGTGGGCTAGCTATATAAAGAATATTCAAATGGTTAACTATGTCGGAATGACATACAAAGATTCTGATATGTTTAAAGAAAAAATAGTTTATGATGATGAACTCACAACAGAAGATATTGTTAATGCACATGCTGGTCAAGATAATTATGACAGTTTCGAAAAGAACAAATCGGATGTAGTAAGATTATTAGATTATGATCCATTTGAAAAGGAGTCTTTAGCCGATCAACCATTTTTATATGCGCAGTTATTAGCTTTATTAGATTCAAGCGAAGAAGCAAATGAAGATATGATTCGTACTTCTTCTGCTATAAGTATAGCAAGAGGTTTTTTGCAAGCGGCAAAAATAGATGATGCTTTGGCTAAACTTATGGCAGACATGTCTCAGTTGCAACAAAATTCGGCAACGATTAAATCTCTTCAAGCAAGTAAATCGGATATTATGAGTAATATTAAGAATCTTGCTGCCGAAAGTTGTTTGTCATTAAAGAATAGTAAAAACTCTATAAAAGGAGAAAATACTTGGACTGGCAAAATAAAGAAAATAAAAGACTTGAATTTAAGAGGATCAGAGGTTAATGGTTTTGATATAGCTACTTGTCGAGGAATGCAACAAGTACAGGAAATTTCTGATGCGTCAATTATGAAACAATTGCAACTTGATGAATCAGAATGGTCTGATATGGTAGCTGAGATGCGAGTAACCAATCAAAGTTTAAGAAGAGAAAGAGATCAATACAAAGAAATTAATCGCATCTTATTACGAGAAAACTTAGATCTTAAAGATTATTTAGAAGACATTGGAGAGTCTGCAAATATTGAATATCAAAACTTAAAAGATATATATTCAATATTTGGAAATCAAGAAGAGGAAGAGGCTGATGGGCAAGATACTTCTTCCGAATGATATGAATTTGCCATATGATAAGGATTTTTATAAAGATTATGGCATTTTTGTAAAACCAATTAATTATCCAATGTCTAATAAAAAAATAGAGTCATTAATGGCTATTTCTGAAATGCAGAAGTATTTTCAGTGTAACCCACTAAAATGGATTGATTTAATGTATAACATTGAAATGTTAGATGCTCAGGCGTTGATAATACAAAGAGCGTGGAATTGCCCTAATGTACTCGTAGTAGCAAGTCGTGGTATAGGAAAATCTACGACTATAGATATCATACTTATGTCTAAAGATAGTTTATTCTGTAATTATTGGTGTTATATTGCAAGTGGCTCAGGCTCTCAGGCAGAACAAACATTTATGACATTAGAAAAACTTGCCAATGATAACATTGATGAATTTGTAGGATCAACAGGCAAGATTTTTAAGGATGAGATTGTAATTCCAAATGCCAATGGTGATGGATTTAGTCATGGTACAAATGGTTTTCATTATGCTACTTATAATGGATCTCAGACAATGACGCTAAATTCTAACATAGATAAAAAAAGAGGAATGCGTGGCTCAGTAATATTTGACGAGAGTGGCTTTTTGTCTGAAGAGATGATGAATGTATATTCAGCATTTGCAATCGTTAATAAAAGTTTTAAGACTGGTAAGGATGCTAGTGGTAAATCTATTGACCCAATTCGTCAAAGAACATTTGCTACTAACATACCTAATCAGAAATTTTATATTAGTAGTGCTAGTGATACTAATACAAAATACTATGCATTATACAGAGATTTTGCAAAACGTCAGTTAATGGGAGATCCAGATTATTGTGTATTGCATATAGATTGTGAGATTGCCTTCAAACCAACATTGCATGGAGAAGTAATTACTCCTCTCCTTTCCCGTTCTACTGTAGAATCCGAAATGAGAACTAATCCAGAAAAAGCTCGTAGAGAATACTATTGTATATTTACAACAGATGCGGGCGAATCTGCTGTTGTCAAGCGTGGAGTAATTGCTCGTAATGAGGAGACAAGGAAGCCATTATTGTACAATGATACGGGTGATAAAAAATTTGCCTTGTTTTATGATCCCGCTCGTCAACGAGACAACAGTTTCATTTTGGTAATGGAAATATATGAAGAAGAACTTGCTGACGGATCTGTTGATATAAAGGGCAGATATGTTAATGGTATTAACCTTTTAGATGTAGGTAAAAAGATAAAAAGTCCTATGCAAACTCCTGACCAAATTAAATATCTAAAGAAAATTATTCTTGACTATAATGGCGGAGCAGATGCTTACGGAAATATAGTAGGCATTTGGATAGACGCCGGATCAGGTGGGGGTGGTGTAAATATCGGAGACTTCTTAATGGACGATTGGGAGGATGAAAGTGGTGTAATACATAGAGGATTAATAGATAAAGAGTTTTCAGCCGACTATGTTAATCGTTTTCCTAATGCGGTAGATAAAGTCCATCTTATGACGCCATCCAAATATAAGGCAATTATGTATGAAGCAATGATTGAAATGATGAATCAAGATAAAATAAGTTTTACAGCTTCATACGACCATAAAGGATATTTAACTGTTTTTGATGTAGATGAAGAATTATTAAAAAAAGAAAAGAAACGTTTGCGTGAAAAAATTGGTAAAGAACAACATCTTCAAGGGAAAGAACTAGAGGATGCTGTAAAAGAAGAATTGGCAAACGCATCTACAGTAAAGACGAAAATGATAAAACTAGATTGGGAAGATGAGATTGCTCTTGCAAATATTGACGCTTTAAAGGAAGAGCTTGTGAATATGGCAAGAAAAAAACATGATTCTGGAAGAGATTCTTTTGATTTAATTCCTGAAAAGGCTAATAAGCTTCATGATGATCGTGCCTTAACAACATAGGGCATTTTACAATGAATACATAAGTTGTAAATGGAAAATCCATTCTAATTAATTGGGAAAGTCCAGCGGTGGATAACCCACAGCAAGCGTAATGGTAGCTGCAACGACTAAGTGAATGGACACCATTGTTTGATGGTGATGCGATAGTCTGAACTCGTACTATAACCTAATAAGAAATACGAGAATCAAGGTCGAGTGTAAAGACACTCTTGGAAGTACCTTGATCTTTTGTTGTGTTGTTATTGAGATCTTTCGACTGTATTTCGATTTGATCTTGAGTATAGGCTGTTTTCTTATACTCCTTTTTGAAAGGAGAATAAATGAGTGACAGTATATCTGGTATTTATAAAATAACAAACAAAGTTAATGGCAAAGTTTATATTGGTCAGACTTATGATATGAATTATAGGTGGACTCATCATAAATCAGACCTGAATCATAATCGACATCATAATATTCATTTGCAAAATGCGTGGAATATATATGGTCAAAATAATTTTGATTTTGCAATACTAGAAAAATGTTCTGTGGATCAACTTGATGCTAAAGAACAATTCTGGATTAAACAATATGACTCATGCGCCAAAGGGTATAATTTAGATTGTGGCGGTTTGGGTGTTAGAGGTTATAAACACACCGAAGCCGAATTATTTAAAATGCATCGTATTCAGAATCCGAAAATAGTAATGCAATTTGATATGGACTTCAATTTAATTCAAGAGTGGATTGGAGGGGTGTCTCATATTAATAAGACTCTCAAATATACTAAGGAATGTATTTTGTTAAGATGTGAACATAGGATTTTAAATAAGATGACTCCATACAAAAATTCATATTGGATTTATAAAGATGAATATGAATCTGATAGATTTTCTTGGAATCAATATATGAATAATGTGCAATATCCTGAAGAGAAAATAATATGCCAATATGATACCAGTTTTAATTTGGTAAAAGAGTGGTATCATCGACAAGATCTAAGAGATAGTGGATATAATTTAAAATCTATTTTTGATATATGTAATCATTCTAGCAGTCGTAGATTATATCTTGGATATATTTGGGAATATAAAGATTATGATTTTTCAGATGGTCGCTATGGATTTGGTGATTCTTATAAGTATAAACATGTTACGCGTAAGATCAATATGCTGCTTGAGAAGAATGGCGATATAGTTAAAACATTCAATTCGATTGTGGATGCATGTGATTATTTGAATCGTCCACATAGTTTTAGAAGTAATATTATAGGGGCTATTCAGAAACAGCATCGAGCATCTGGATATTATTGGGAATATGTAGATTAACAAATAACACAACAAATGTAACATAATTGATTGTGCCGCAATGTCGGGGTATGCATTAGCCGAAGAAAGACGTAAGGTGTTATTACAAAAACCTAAAGTTTCAACTTCAGATCTTCTGTCCAAACTTACAGCTCAAATTCGTCCAAGTTCAATGTTGAATAAGTAATCTATCTGCCATGAGCAGAACAGAACCCCGACCTCTGGAATGTCCGAGGTCGGTTTTACTAATTACAGAAAGGAGGCACAAATGCCGAGAACAAAATCAGGTACAAATAGTGCCTCAAACCCCAAAGTAGCTAAAGTATCTGGCGAGGTTGGAAAGCCTAATCAGAGTGTTGCCGCTATTCGCGAACAGTATAAGATTGAAAGCGAAAAACAAATAGCTCGTTATGCCAAGGCAAGCGAAGACACAGTAAAAAAGACTTTGCGTGATGTAACAAAGAGTTCTACTAACCCTTCATTAACTGCTACCGACAAAGAAACTATTCGAAACTATTTAACGGGTAATATTTACGCTAATGCTACTAATCTGATTAAGGCTTCGATGTATTTATACTTCAGATCACCGATTTATTCTCAGATAATAGACAAGTATGCTAGTATGTATTGTTTCGATTGTCGTAAGGTTGAGCCAAATTATACGTTTTCTAAGGGCTTGGACAAAAATCCTTTAAGACAATTTGATGATACTTTGAAGTTTTTGGACATCTTGTCTTTACAGAATAATCTGATTACTCCATTAACAAATATGTGGATATGTGATATTAGTTATAATCTTTTCTTCCATGATGATATTGGTTGTTTCTTTTATCCCATAGATCCTGCCGACGCTATTATTGATTCAATATATGAATCTGATGGCGGCATTGTATTTGGCATGGCGTTAGACATGACCAAATGGAGAAATCAAGCCCGTCAGCAGATAATAGAATGGCTTGGATCACCGCTTAAGGAAATGTGGCAAGAATACGAAAGAACGGGAGTAAAGTATATTCACGTTCCTGCTGAGTATAGTTTTGTACTGAAGAAGCGTATGAATGATATGAATACTATCATTCCTCCTCTTCTGCCCTATTTGATTCAGTTGGCTAATCTAAATGATTTGGTGGATGTGCAAAGTACGGCAGACGAATTATCATTCTACAAAATGATATATTTGCCACTCAAGACGCTTAATTCTGCAAAAGCTTCTGATGATTTTGAAATCACTCCAGACCTTGCAATAGATTACTTTAAGATTGCGGCTGACGCTGCAATTCCTAAAGGCGTGTCAAGTGCAGTAATTCCGGGTGATGAATTAAAAACTATAGACTTCTCTGATAATGTTTCGGAAGATGTTAATAGAGTTGAGTCATCACAGCAACAAATTCTTGGTGGCATGTCTGGTATGGGTGCATTGATCAACGCAAATAAGGCGATCAATAATACAGAACTCATTAAGAACGCTCTTAAGGCAGAATCTGCATATGCATTAAGCGGAGTTATAAATCAAGTAGAAGCATGGACTAATTTGCAACTGATGTTCAATGTTAGCAATTACTGTCATGTTTCATATTGTCCGATTACTATATACACGAAAGAGGATTACCGTAAGACTATATTGGAGTCTATGCAGTATGCATTCTCATTCCGTCTTATGTATGGTACGCTTTTAGGCTTTACTGAAAGGCAAACCATGGCAGCTTTAGCATTTGAGCAAGACGTTTTAGGATTGCAAAATATAATGCAATATCCTCTTACAAGTTCATATACATCTTCTGGCGTTGATTCTCAGAGTACAGGTCGTCCTCAGACACCGGATGACGAATTGAGTCCGTCGGGAGAACGTAGTAGAAATCAATGACTAAAAGGAGAAAAGTAAAATGACAATTACAATGTTTATTTCAATATTAACTGGTGGCTCTATTGTTTCCTCATTGCTTACAGAAGCAATTAAGCAAGCATATAGAAATGCTGGCAAGGAAAGTTCACCTAATATTATTGCTCTTATTAATTCTATAGTAGTAGGCGGTGGCGGAACGGCTGCTGTTTATATGCTTCTAGGAATAGATTGGACAGTAAATAATGTAATATGTTTAGCGGGTTCTATTTTGGCTGTATGGGTAATATGTCAGTGCGGTTATGACAAGGTAAAGGG